AGGTGGTGTACCAAAATTATAAAGGTGGCGAAATCGGTAGACGCCGCTTGACTAGGGTAGGGTTACAGTGTTTGGCAAGCTGTGACACATCCCCGAACCAGGCGATAGCCAAGCTTGCAGGTTCAAATCCTGCCCTTTATATGCTTTCAATGGTGACTATGAGCGTAAATGGCTAACGTTCCAGATTGTGAATCTGATGATGCGAGTTCGAACCTCGCTAGTCACACCATCTTCTGCTAAAAGAAGAATTTCACCTGCGAAGTGAAACGTTAGTCCACGATACGGACACTATCAAGAATTTTTATGCTGGCATTCTCTTTTGTCTTAGAAGATAGGTCAACTACAGGTGAAAGTACTAACACAATTGGAAATCAAATGTAGATGCTTCGAAGAAGGGGTTGACCACTCTTAGAGAGTGTCAGACATAAGAATTTTATTCTCCGTTGGCTGAATTGGTTGAAGGCGTTGGATTGCAAATCCAAATAGCGAAAGCTACACTGTGGGTTCAAATCCCATGCGGAGGTCCAAATTGGAAGATTAACCCTAATGGTAAGGGAGGTGTTTGCTAAACACCCAGTAGCTGCGAAAGTGGTGTACGAGTTCGAGTCTCGTATCTTCCTCCAGAGTTTCGAAACCTTGACGGGGAGTAGATATGTCAGGATCACGTTGGAACGGCAACGCCTGATGAAGGTTGAAATACTACCAGCCGGACGTAGAGCCTAGTCAGTTCAAAGGGATATCCGTCACTGTCCCATCCATTCTACAGGAGGCAACAATGAAACGTGAAATTACAGATGTGTATTATCCGGGTTATTGCTGCCCTGGACATGATGATTACCCTGGTGATACTTACAGGAATCGACGCTCTAAAAAAGCCAGAGCTAAAGGCATTAAAAAAGAACATCGTCATGCAAGACGTGTTAAAAAACATATGTTGAATGTTTATGTGAAAGAAGGTTTAGAACAATGAAACCTTACGGATATACAGAGAAAGATAATTCTGTCTGTGGCTGGGGTTGTTGTTTTCACCCAAGTTATACTCACAGACAATGGAATTGTAGAAAGCTTGTTGACAGAGCCAAAAGAAAGAAGGCAAGACGTGAAGGCAAGCTACAAACAAAAGAATATTAATGCACCCTGTTCCCACAACGGTCTTCTAAGCCGTTAGCATGTAAAAGTGGGACGGAGCTGAGAGGTTCGATTCCTCCAGGGTGTGCCAAGTTGGGACATAGTTCAATGGAGAACGTAGGTACAGGGTATCTAAGACGTGGTTAGAATCCACAGTCCCACACAATTTGCAGTGCAGCATACAGGGACTCTATCGGGATGGTATGCAATTTAAGCCCGGTATAAGAGTGAGACCTGCAAAAATAATCAACCACCTTCGGGTGGTTTTTTATTGCCTAAATTTAGATAAATCTATTGACTCTTGACAAAAGTTATGTTAAGGGGGTATACTAACATTAGATTAACTAATAAGGAGGCCGCTTGGCTATTAAGAAACAACAAGAGATTGTTTTTAAAGCTCAAGAAGGAAAACAGAAAATGGCCCTGGATACAAAAGCTGACGTAATGATTTACGGTGGTGCTGCTGGTTCAGGTAAGTCTCGTTTAATTCTTTTGAAAGCTTTAAAATATGCAGCTCACGATCCAAATTTTGAAGGTGTTCTCTTCCGTAGAACATCACCACCATTAAGAGGTGCGGGTGGATTATTTACAGAAGCTAAAAAACTTTATTCACAATTACGTCCAAGAATCCGTGAAAAAGATATGGAAGTTATTTTTGAACAAACAAAGGGTGGCACACTTAAATTTACCCACTTAGAGAATGAAGGTGATGCTGAAGGTAACCATCAGGGTCTTCAGTACTCAATGGTTGCTTTTGATGAGTTAACACACTTCACTCAAACACAGTTCCTTTATCTATTAGGACGTTTGCGTTCTGCTTCTGAGACAGACTCATTCTGTATGGCTTCAACTAACCCAGATCCTGACTCTTGGGTTTTATCTTGGGTTGAATGGTATTTAGATGAAGAAGGTTATCCACGTGAAGACCGTTGTGGTCAGATCCGATATTTTGTTATCGTAGAAGATAAACCAGTCTTTGCTGATACAGCAGAAGAACTTGCACTTGAATATCCAGACCTTTGCTATGTTGATAATGACAATACTGGTGAGCGTGTTTATGTTCCACCTATGACTTTCTGTTTCATCAATGGTAACATTTTTGATAACCCTGAACTAATCCGTGCCAACCCAAAATACTTATCTAACTTGAAAGCTCAGACTAAAATTCAGAGAGCAAGACTATTAGATGGTAACTGGTTAGTGCGTCCAGAAGGTGCCAACGTATGGGACCGTAACTGGCTACACAAGAAGAAACTCTCAGAGTTACCTAGTGACTTCAGGACCAAGTTTAAATTCGTTAGGGCGTGGGACAAAGCGTATAGCGAACCTTCAGACACAAACAGACACCCCGATTTTACAGCATCTGTTAAGATGGCTAAAGATCGTGAGGGGAATATGTATATCTTTGGTGATTACGACGATCAAACACTTGATGAAAAGACTATGGTTTATGGCAGGTTCCGTAAAAGACCTGGAGATAGGGATAGTTTAATTCTGGCTCAGGCAACTATAGATGATATTCATTGTACTGTAATATTACCTAAAGACCCGGCAGCGGGTGTTGTGGAATACACAGAAGCAGCTAAAAAGCTAAACCAATTAGGTTTCAAAGTTAAACCAGACCCAACCCCATCTAACCAGAAGAAAATGATCCGCTTTATGCCTTTCAGTTCCGCTTGTCAGAACGGTTCAGTATATATTGTGGAAGAGAGTTTTCCTAACAAAGCAACTTTAGAAGCTTTCTATAAAGAATTAGAATCTTTCAATGGTGAACGCTCTACAGCAAACCGTAAAGATGACTGGGCTGACTCCGCAGCTTCCGCTTATAACGCGCTCTGCAAAGAAACTTTATTCACAGCAGTTAAGATTCCTTCAGTTGTTGCACCAACAATTAAAAGTAGACGTAAAAGATAAAGTAACTTTCATTGACATGTCTACTGTTTTCATGTAAAATAAAGCTTATGGGGGAACTATTACAGTTCCTTATTTTTATACTACAAAAGAGGGAAGAATCTTGGCTAAAAGAAAATATACCAAGAACTCTCCTTATTGGGACAATATTTCTAAGAAATCTCAGCAAGGAGATGTTAGCAAAGCTGGCAACACAGATCAAGTAACATCTCGCCTGAAACTTGGGGAGATTGGAACAACAGCTCTGCACACAATCAATATCTATGCAAACTTCATAAAAGACTATGAGACCACATGGCCTCGTTGTATTGACACTTTTGAAGAAATGTCTTTAGACCAAGATGTGGCTACAGCTTTAAGGGCAAACAGTTTATTCGTAGAACGTGCTTTTGATGACTTCGATGTAACCTTTAATAAAGGAAGTGCTAAGTCAGAAGAAGCTGCCAAGTTTGTTAAGTGGTGCCTTAAGAATATGGAAGGGCAGACATTAAAGCAAGCAATCCGTGAAGCCCTTACTTATAAAGTTCATGGTTTCTCGGTTCTGGAAAAAGTTTATACCAAAATCACTGAAGGTGAATACATTGGTAGATATAAAGTTAAGAAATTAGCTTCACGTCCACAGACCACTCTAAGAAAGAACAGACCTTTTAAATATTCTGAAGATGGAAGAGATGTTTTAGGTGTTTATCAAAACATCCCAAATGCAAGTTCTTTCAGTGGTGGTAGTGTTGTTCCTTTAGTTGGAGAAATCTACATCCCACGTAATAAATATTTATTATTTGGTGAGCAGATAACTGATACAAACCCAATGGGTAAATCTCCTCTCGCAAGTCTTCACAGACCTTGGAGAGAAAAAACACTTATTGCCGAATATGAAATCGTTGGTGTAGCAAAAGACATGGGTGGTATGCCTGTTCTTGAAGTGCCAGCTGAGATTCTAAATCGTGCAAATGATGATCCTAATAGTGATGAAGCAATGAGCATTGAAGCTCTTAAAAGTCAGATGGCTAACCTCCATGCTGGTGAACAGAGTTTTATGATCATCCCTTCTGATGTTCAGGAGTCAGGTAACGGTGTAAAGCAATATGGAATTAAATTCCTTGGTATTGAAGGGTCAGGTAAACAGTTTGACACTTTAGCACTAAAGAATGAACGTAAGAAAGATATTTATGATGGATTTGGTGCCGGATTCCTTATTATGGGAACAGGTGACGGTGGTTCATATAACCTGAGTGATAATAAGCAAACATTACACTCACACTTCGTAGAACACGATGTGAAGGGTTGTGCAGATGTTATCAACAAAGACTTCATCCCACAATTACTGGCTTTGAATGGCATTTATTTATCTGATGAAGATATGCCTGTATTTGTACCTGGTGATGTTGGTGATCCTGATATTGAAGCTAACTCTAAAATGATCCAGCGTATTGTTGCAGTAGGTGCAATCCCACTGACACCAGAAGTTATGAATGAGTTCTTAACCATGTGTGGAGTTAAATATCAGATTCCTGACGAGGTTCTTACAGACGATACAAAACTGGAAGCATTCATGGCTAAGTTTATGCCAGCAGCTAGTTCACGTTCTGGTGATGGCTTAGCTCAAGGTACTAATGGCAATGGCACTTCTACCTCGGCAGCAACAACAGATACATCCTCTCTTAACACAGAAAATGCAGCTTAATAAAAATATTTAATTAATTTATTAAAAACTGTTGACTTTACAAATAACTTCCTATACAATGAGTAATAGGAAATAACTTAATTTAATTGGAGATGACTTTGTTGAACAAAGCTAACCTGGTTGAGTTATTTAAGAAATTTCTCGACTCCTCACCTGAAGTTGAATCAGATACTACAGCAATAGAGCTTGCTGTTCCAGTCATTAAGAAATTCGAAGATGAAAAAATGGAAAGTATCGAAGTCCTTTATTGTGCCCCATTAGAAGCTGATGCTCATGGAGAAGCAATGACGGAAGGTGAGATTCGTAAAATGGTAGATAACTTCAATACCAACATCCACAAAATTAAAGGTAACTTCGGACACGCCGTCAATACTGATCAGTTCTCTCCAACTAAAGCTTGGGTTAACGAATGCGATTGCATGATTGGTGACGAGTTTGTACAAGAAGGCTTACCACTCGTTAAATTGAAATTCCACGATCCTGAACTTTGGCAAAAAAGAAAAGATGGAGTATTTAAAGGAATTTCTATTGGAGCGCGTGGAAGACGAGTTCCCTTGGAGGATTAATGTCTAAACCATCTGCATATCTCGAAGACGTGACATTCGACTTCGAAGAATCTGAAGATAGCTTAGGGGCGCATATTGCCCTCACCTTTGACTTTCAAGGTGGAGCTGCTTCAGGTTATAATAAACCACTTCTATTCAAAGCTGAAAACCTCGAAGTAAATAAAGAAATGATTAATAAGTTAAAAGAGATTGGTGTTAATACACTTGAGCTTGAGAAAGCACTCTTTACTAATGATACTTTCCGTTTACTGCAAAATGCCATTGAAGACAAAAAGTTTGTCGATTGGTGGGATCTAACTTGGCTTATTGACTTTAATGAAAATATTGCAATCTTCTTAACAGAAGAAGGAATGTACTCTGTTGGTTATTCAATTAATGGTACTTCGGTAACCTTAGCTGACGTAGCAAACCCTGTAGTTTCTCTTTCAAATTATGTTGAGACAGATGGTGATGTTCTAATTTCGGACACTGTGCGTGAATCTGTTGAAGTAGAAGTTCTTGCTCTTTTAGTTAAATCTGAAGCTCGCGCTGATGTTAAAGCTAAAATATCTGAACTCCTGAATAAACAAGCTGCTCAGTCAGAAAACAACTCTGTGATTAAATCAGAGGAAATCGAATCAGAGGGGAAACGTGCCTCTGAAGTAATCATAAAAACAAATGAGGGACCTCAATTGGATATTAATGAAATTCTAAAAAGCGAAGAAGCTAAATCACTATTTAAATCTATGGTAGATGAAGCTATCCAAGCTGAAAAAGCTGAGAAAGAAGATCTTAAAAAATCTCTTACTGAAGCTGAAGCGCGTCTGGTAGCTGTTGAAAAAGCAGAAGCAGAACGTGTTGAAAAAACTTATACTGACCTGGTGAAAGGTTTTGGTTTCATTGAAGATGAAAAAGTAGAAGTTCTTGTTAAAGCTCTTGTAGCTGACCCAGAGCACTCTTTCGTATTCGTAGATGCTCTTAATAAAGCATACAGTGAGATTGAAAAAGTTAAAGCCGAGTTCGCTGAAGAAAAAGGCGTAGAGGTCAAAACTGGCGCAAAAGATGCTATCAGCAAAGTTTCCGACATCGCTGCAAGCTGGGCTAAAAAATAATCTAACAGGAGCATAAAATGCCAAAACAAGCTTTTACACCTACATGGACTTATCAGTACAAATTCTCTGATGTAGTTCTTGGTTATGTTATGGGTAGCGACATCGGACATGCGTTCCGTGAAGTAACTCTTACAAAAACCGCAACCCTTCAACTGGGTTCTGTTCTAACTGCCGCAGGTGTTGAATCAGCTGCTGCTGGTACTGCTGATACAGTCTTTGTATGGACTGACGAAGCAGCTTTCGGTTTTGAAAACATCCCAGTGGGACAGAGTTTCAAAGCAGTAGTTGCAAAACGTGATGTAACCCTCGACCGCGATAAAGTGTTCTACTCTAATGGTAATGCTATCGACGACGCTGGAGTAGCAGCACTTGATACCAAAGGCCTTAAGCTGACTGATAAAGTCCTTAAACCTTTTGTTCCTACAACTTAATTTAGAGGGATATTAAATGGCACGTTATTTAGACAATCAATTTTACGATCTGTCTCCACTGATTGACATCACGACTCGTCGTGAAGGTGTTATCGAAAGTCTGAACCTGTTCGACGTTAACTACG